ATTGCGCAGATTTATTTAAAACAAGTACTGACGCCATACCTTGCTGATAAATACGCAAAAATTGGAACAGTCTTTGGCCAGTTTGTTAACCCAGAAGAGTTTGCCGATGAGTTTGTAAATAAACTAGACCCGTTAAAAAATAAAGAACAAACAGAGAAGGTCTTAAAGCTTTATGGCCTGGATCCAAATACAGAAGATCTTACGCAATTAAAGAAGATGATCTCTGATAGCATCCGCAGTTCGGATGCCCTGGACATTAGAGAGCAAATTAAAAAACTTAACCAGGAAAGTGAAACTCCAACACAAGAGCTGTTGGGCGTTGAGTACATTCAGCGTGCTTCTGATAAAAGGGAAGAAGCCAAGAGAGTTGATGACGCTTTGTTTAGTCGTTTTAAATCGGCGGGGTACCAGGGAAGCCAAGAAGAGTTTTACGGTGACTTTATGCCTGATGCCACAGAAGAAGACAAGAAAATTTTCCAAACTGTTTATAGTGGCAAGGCGCCCAGTGAGCTTTATAAATTCAAGCCAACAGGAGATCCTTTTTCGGATATTGGTCAATTGGAAAGTTTATCTTCATTTGGAGAAGAAGAAGAACCCAAGAAGGTAACGCCTAAGACTACAGCACCAAAAAGCAAATACTTTTCTTTCTTCCCAGAGGAAGATACAGAAGAAGAGGAAGAACCGAGTTCTCCAGTTAAAATTAAGAAAGGTAGTGATATCCTTTCGGAATTCAAGTCACGTTTAAATCTTTCTCCTACCGCAGGTAAGAAGAGTCCATCTGATTTGTCCGATCCTTTTTCTAGTTCTTTCTTTGGTTCTTTCTAATGGCTGATAAACGTAAGAAAGCGGCTAGTGCCGCAAACAGATTTCAGAAAGATAAGATGGCCTGTAATAAGCCACAACGTGCACCGGCAGGAGATAAGCACAAGTACGTGGTAAAAGCGTGCCAAGGGGGCAAGGAGGGTATTGTCCGTTTTGGTGCCAGAGGTTACGAAGATTACACGCAGCACAAGGACGAGGGAAGACGTGCTAACTTTAAGGCCAGGCACAACTGTTCCGAGAAGAAGGACAAACTGACTCCCGGATGGTGGAGCTGCCATTATTCGTGGTAGACTTTAACTGGTAGTGAAAGTTTTGGATGGCTAAAAATAAATATATTGTGGCTTTGTGCAAGGACTGCTTTAAACCTTGTAACAAAAGAAAAGATTCTTTGAAAACATGGCAAGGCCGTTGCCGTTCTTGCGCCAGGAAACATGTACACGCGTGTACTGATTTCACTATTAACGCAACAAAAAAAGCAAATACAATACATGGAGATGCCAAAAACAAGTACAGTAAAGGCCATTGGTTATATGGACGATGGTTAAAAATGCGTCGTCGTTGCAAAGAGTATCCTACGTACATTGCCAAAGGCATTCAAGTATGTGATGAGTGGCTTTTAAGTTACCCAGCGTTTAAAAAGTGGGCGGAAGAAAACGGAGCAGAACAAGACCTGGAGCTGGACCGCACCGATAATTATGGCGATTATTGCCCAAGCAATTGCCGTTGGGTCACGCATCAGGTAAACTGCCAGAACAAGTGAGGTTTCACTTGTGTAATTACAACTGGTGACAACTATGGCAAAACCCAAGTCAAGCTCCTCGATCAAAATTGAATCAAAGCCCAAAAAAACACGGCAAGGACAGGGTTTAAATTCCCTTCCTAACCATGGCCGCAAGAAGACTCGCGGACAAGGTAAGTAATTTGTGTATATTGGGGGTAATGCTTCATTGCCCCCATGACTGATTACACGTCTGCAATTAACTTAATTTGCAAGCATGAGGGTTTTAACGAGAAAGCCTACGCTGATCCAAGCACAGGTGGGGAACCTTACACCATTGGATATGGCACACAGTTTTATCCAGATGGTTCACCTGTAAAACGCGGCCATCGATGCAGTAAAGAGAAGGCGCTTGAATATTTGTTTCACGAAGTAGACGTAATCGATACTCAATTATCAAAACTCAACATTGGCATTAGTGATTCTGCTAGACAGGCGTTGATTTCTTTCATTCATTCTGTGGGATGGGACTCCTTTTTCTACAGCAGCATTGTCGATAACTTGGAACATGAAGACCTGCAAGAAGTAACTGAAGAAATGACAAGGTGGGTTTTTGATGTGGACCATCAAGTCATTGGGAGCCTGCTTGATCGGCGCCGTGAAGAAACAAATCTTTTGTTAAAAGATACCGATGCATTTGTGCAGCCGTGCGCACGTCTTTTGTTGTCTGCATTCAGGGTTTACTCTGGGGCTCAGCATGAGATACAAGCTATTAAGCACCTGGAAGAGAGCTTGAATCCTTATGTATTGTCCCGCTTTGCAAATGAGTTTAGGGTCAGCGAAAAACCCTGGGACACATTCCGTGCTGACGAGTACGACCCCGATGATTTCAACACTGTCTTTGACAGGTAGAATTAGAATAGTTGCATTAAAAACGTGCAAAGCGGAATGGAGCGTTCAGTAGAGCCACGGGAATTTGAACTTCCTCTAGAGCTTCAATTCTCGATGCGCAAAGCTGAGCTTGCGGCCCAAGAAATGACCTGGGACGACCTCTACGCAGCTCTGTTGAACCTCTACCATCAACGCCTGATGGAGTGGTATGCAGTCAAAGAAATCATGGCGTCTGAAAATATTGAGATTGACTTCGATATTCCAACAGACCTGGAGCTAGCAGAACTCGCCGCCGCATGTATATACGACGACGAGGATGAGGATGAAGACGATCTTCAACCGTTCTGAGTTTCGTTTACGGTGATTAGCCGGTCCAAGTACCACTGTGCTTTCTTAAGGTCTTGCACACCGCCTTTGTTGCGCCAACGCCACGTGTACTTGACGCAATTGCCACGCAGATAACCCTGGAACTCCTCTGCGGTTAGTTGCGCTTCAATCGCATCGATGCATTCAATAGAACCATCTGCGTAATGAGACGGATGGTTGACAAGATCCTCCTGGACCACTGGAGCAGTTTCTTTGGTGGCCCAGGGAACTGGGCAAATACCATCCTTGCACTCAGTCAAGTCGCTGATTATCGGCGCAAACCACGGCGAAGACGAGACTGTTCCATCAGTTCCTCGTTCGGTGCCCCCAGATCCAGCACTAACGCTTTGGGTTTCGGCGAGGCTCCCATCTCCAGACCTTGTTCCATTGTCGGAATATATCCCGTTGCTCCAGGCCGTCCCCCCTCGAGAGCCAAGTTTGTCCGTTCCCTTCCGTCCTGACATAAGGTCAACCCTCTGTTGTACTGATCCATTAATGGTACATCAGCTTTTTCGTTGGCGAGAGGTGCGCCAAAATCTTCTTCGTTAAGACAACGACAATTCAGTTCATCCTGAACAAAACTATCCAAAAATCCCGCCGCGCCGTGCATGACTATTAAGTGGCTTGATTTACTGTTTTTATAATATTATCATGGCAAGATTCTTCGACGCTACATACGACCCACGCAACGATTCTGGTACGTCTGGAGCTGAAGTTTCCGACCTAAATCCAGAACAGGCGTATGATACTGACCTGCGTCGAGTTGCTTCAGACGCAAGAGCATCTGCAGAAAGTCTTAATGATTCGCAGGATCGTATTGCAAAGTTTCTTCGAGCCTCCAAAAGTGCCGGAAAGTTTCAGCAAACACGCATGCTAAGGGACACCACCATGGATGGAAAGACCCCAAGGTCGGAGGCGACTATTGGAGGAGTCACCATCCCAAACCTTGGGGACCGCATTGGGGAAGCTGGTGGCACCAACTACGCAAGGAAACCTGGGCGTAGTGGCGGCACCTTCTATGGTTTTGGTTAAACCTGGCTGTAGACCACCTCATAGGGCTGGTTCTGGTACTTACCCTTACGATCTTGGTAGCTCACGTGGCAGGGCTCACCACGATAGAAAAGGAGCTGCGTAATGCCTTCGTTGGCATAGATGCGATTAAACAGTCCCGTGCAGTTGCTGATCTCAAGGGTTAGGTGACCTTCCCAGGCAGCTTCGGCAGGTGTAATGTTTACCAAGATTCCTGATCGTGCGTACGTAGATTTGCCAACCGCAACTACAGTCACGTCACGTGGAAGTTTGATGTGTTCCATGGCAACGCCAAGGCAGTAGCCATAGGGAGGAAGTAGGAAATACTCACCCTTTTCGTCTTCCAGTAACTCGGCTGGCTTCAGGATGTTTTCATCAAAGGCCTTGGGGTCACAATCTCCAGCCTGGATCTTACCAAAAATTAAACATTGCTTTGGCGATAGGCGAATGTCATAGCCGTATGAACTGAGACCATAACTGAGCAGGCGCCGTCCATCTTCTTTATTGATCAGACGATCAACAAAAGGAGAGATCATCTCTTCTTTTTCAGCCAGCTTTTTGATTTCCCAGTCGGCTAGTACGCTCATAAGACCGTTGATTCGATAATCAGTCTACATAATCAGGTGATGATCCGCCCTTTCTCCGAATAAATGTCAATAAAATTTTGGGTGTAGTTGTCCAGGCCATCGCTTGGCTGTAGGTAGACAATAAAAGAACTGCACGTATTTTTAGCTTCGACTCGGCCGTCCTCAAAGTAATGTCGCCGAAGCATGGGTGTGTTTTTTAAAAAGCAGATAGGAAAATCAAAGATGTCTTGAGCGTAACGAATCATGTCAGGACAGTTGCCAAAGTACAAGCCTTGTTTGACTTCACCTGACAGCCACTTTCTTTTTAGAGTTCGCCACCACAGTGCGTACCCTGAAATTAAAGTGTGCGACAAGCCGCGAGTACGCTTCCACCTCTGGGACTTAATGTCCCAAAAGTACGTGTAGTTTGGAGGGAAGACGTAAACATTTCCAAACCAGTCCTGTTCATTTAATGCGTCATCCTCTGGTGTATAGAAGTGTTCAGCGTTGACATAGCTATTTGCTACAGCAGAACTTGCCGGGTCAAGGTCGATGCCTCCCATCAGCATGTGTGCAGAATTGATCAGGTCGGCACCAGAGATCCACTCGAATGTATCGGTGTGCGCATTACCACGAAAAGACGGCATTACTTCTCGCTCACCTGGCAATAATCAATCTCAAGATAACGCATCCCATCGTTATCGTTAACAAGATATCCAGCTTTCTCCTGCGGATTAATTTTTTGCGCCGCCGCAAGTATGCGTCTAAACGTTTCTGCGAGGTCACCATTGTCTTCTCGTTCGCAACTTTCCTGTGCTGAGTGCAATTCTTTCAGCGTCATAAAGAACATTGAGCGTTCTTTGTTGGTGGGTTGAAACACCATGATGCCAGGCCCTTCTGCATCCCATAGCTTGCAGTAATGTTGCCCCATGTCACCAAGAATCAACTTGATGGTGGCATCAAGCATCCTGGTTTTAGTCGTATCTAGATCCCCCTGGAGCGCAGAGGCAATTAATTTTTCACGCCTGTTCATTTTTTAAGAGTCCTTGACGAATCAGTATTTGTTTCATCTTAGGAAGTGGCTTGTAGATTACGACAAGTTTTCCTAAATTGCCTCGTTTTTTTATGAGTTTTTGATTCTCGTCTTTTAGCTTGTCAAATTCTCCTGCCCGAATTAAGTACTCGGCTACGCAACGCAAACGTCGCTTGAGAGACAAGTCAGCCTCTGGAAATTTACCACAGATTGTGTCTGGTGCCATATCGGCAAATGCAATACGCAAGCGATTAGCCAGAGTCACATTGAAATGTGGGTCCTCCTTCTCGAATTCTTTTATGTTGTACAAGTACCTGCGCAGGACATCAGTATCAAAAGACCCTTCGGGAGGCAAGAACATTTCCACTTGATCTGCAAGACCCTTAGGAAGAAGTTCCTTGTAATTTTCAGTGGTAACCAAATCAATCTCGATAGCATGGAAGCGATTATTCGCCATCTTCCCCCCTGGGCACAGAGCGGTTAGGCACATATTTTTGCTTGTCTTCCTGAACATCTTTGTACTTTGTCCTGGCTCTGAAAGACAAAAGAGATACGTCGTTATTTTTGGCAAACGAAGCGATCAGCCGATTCCAGGGTATTCGGATTGTATCTTTTTTCTTGATGTCAGGAGAAATGTTGACGTAATGAATGTTCTGGGTCCAGCCTTTGGACGGATCTTTTTTTCCGATCAAGATCCAATTGCGAATAGTTTGATCTGAAACATTAAGCCTTTGGGCACACTCTTCTGTTGAGATGTACTCATCTGCGTACGCCTCTGGCCCGACTTGGTCAGTTTCGTTGTTTTTGTACCTGCTACTCCACATGGCACCCAGGATGTTTTTGATGCCTTTGAGTTCGTACGCAATGTCTTCGAGACCTTTGCGAATACCGTATGCCATAAAGCAGTTTCTTTGTTTAGATGCTAGTCTTTTTTTAGCATCTATGCGTGTTTTATGGAAGATCAAATTCCCGTTAGTCAAGTTCCTGCAAGCATCCCGTCCGAACCGCCGAGTCCCCCGCAGGTGCCAGGGGGAAGGATCAGTCCTCAAGACCTGGAACTAATGAAGGCTCGTGCCAGGGAACTTGCCGTTCAGCAAACGTTGATGCAACAAACAGCAGCAGCCCAGGCCCCTCGTGTGGTCTATGTGCGTCGTAATCTTACGGTGGCTGAGCTTATTTTGATTGTTGCGTTGTCCTGTGGAATTGTGACGGTTGTTCAAGCCGGTTGGAATTTTGTATCAAGTTCACTACCTAGGGTGGAAATCAAGGTCAAGTGAATTAAACACACCCGAACTATAATCTTTATATAAGGGATTCTAGTTTAATACGTGGCTAATCGTCGTATTTCTGAACTTCCGCTCCTAGCTGGGGCGGACGTAGATGAGCAGGATCTGCTGACGATGGTCCACGTATTCGAAGTGGACCCTACCCTTAAAAACAAAAAGATCACAATCTCTGGTTTTGGAGATTACCTCTCAACTAAATACGTAACAACCACTGGTGGCACAGTAACCGGCAACGTCTTAGTACAAGGGAACTTAACTGTAACTGGCGTTACTGTTGTCAATGCATTCACTAGTAGTGGCCTTGGAACGTTTAGCGGCGTCCTAGTTCAAAACAATTTGACCACAAGTGGCACGATCAGCGGTCAAACAATTACAGGTGAGGCACTTCAATCTGTAACAATTAACTCAGCAACCGGTACATTCACTACGGTTAGCGGGGCGACCTCAAACTTTGTAAGTGGGAATTTCAGTACCCGACTCTCGGGTGCAACCATTACCGGCAACACGCTTCAAGCAACGTCCGGACAATTTAATTACCTGAGTGGCGCCACAATTACAGGTGGTTTGGTCCAGGGTGTAAGTGGTATTTTTGGCACGCTTGCTACGCCTGTTCTTGATGTAAGTGGCAACTTGTCCGTTGCGAGTGGACTGACCGTTACAGGTCTCGCTCAATTTGCATCAGGCGTACAAGTCACTGGTACGTTATCAGGAACAACCGTCACTGGGACAACGGCACGTTTTACTAGTGTCACTGGTGTAACTGGTGTATTTACAACTACGTTGTCCGGTGCATCCATTACGGGGACAACTGTTAACGCAACGCTAATTACAGGTGTATCCGGAACATTTACATCAAGGGTATCAGGAGCAACCGTAACCGGTAACATAGGTTCTTTTGGCTCAGTCAGTGGCGTTTCCGGTGTATTCTCTCAGGTTCTTTCTGGTGCTGTAATCACAGGAGACGCCGGTCAATTCACAGTCATCACCGGTGTTTCTGGTGTTTATACCAATTTATCTGGTGCCACAGTCACTGGTGATACTGTTTTAGCTGCAACTGTATCGGGTGTTTCCGGTGTATTTACTAGCCGTATTTCAGGTACTACCGTTACCGGCACCACCGCAGCTTTTACAACCATTACAGGTGTCTCTGGTGTATTCACTACTCAGGTATCAGGAGCAACCATTACTGGTACTAGTGGTCAGTTCACAAATGTAACTGCAGGCACTGGGGTATTTACTCTTGTTTCTGGCACTACTGTCACGGGTAATACTGGTACGTTCACCAACCTCACTGGTATTGCAGGGGTCTTTACCACCAGTGTTTCAGGTGCAACTGTAATAGGTACAACTGTTACCGGTGCGACAGGCATCTTTACTTATGTAACTGGTACCACGATTACCGGCATCACAATCAATGCTGCTACTGGTGTATTCACCACTCTTCAAGCAACAAACCTTAGTTTTACTAACACCACAATCTCGGGTGATTTAAACGTTGTTGGCTCTGGTTTTATTGGTTCAGGTTTATCTGTAACGGGTACGATCAGCGGGCAAACAGTAACTGGTGCAACGGCAGCCTTTACTTCAGTCACTGGAGTGTCCGGTGTTTTTACCACGCGTTTATCGGGTGCAACCATTACGGGTAACACTGGGTTATTTGCGAGTGTAACAGGTGTTTCTGGTGTATACACTTATCTTTCGGGTGCAACCGTTACAGGTGATACTGCCAGATTTAGTAGTGCAACTGGGATTAGTGGCACTTTTACAACACATTTGTCGGGTGCAACCATTACCGGTAACACGGGACAGTTCAGCAACGTCACAGGTGTTTCCGGCACGTTTACCAGCACCCTTTCAGGTGCAAACATTTCTGGAACCAACGCAACTATCACCAACATCACAGGCGGTACACTTGCAATTACAACTCCGTCTGGCACTACTCCCGCTATTGTCTGTTCAGGTGTTGTATCTGGCAGTGCCAGTGGTTTTATAATCAAAGGCCCCTTGATTATTCTTTGAATATAAGTTTTAAAAAGCTAGAATCGTAAAAAGGATCTGTTAAAACAATGCCATACGGAGAACTTAGGGTTGATACCATTACCTTTACCAACGCGGGCGTCGATAAAAGCATTACCGTTTCTGGGTTGTTTGCGTCTACCTCCGGTAATTTAACTGTTACTGGAACTATTTCAGGTACCACATTCACCGGAACAACCGCAAGTTTTACAAGCGGTAACGTCACCACATTTAGCGGTGGTACCTGCACTATTACTTCGGGCGTGTTTGCCTCTGGTACGGCAACCAACCCGTCAATTAGTTTTATTGCAGACTCAAATACAGGTTTTTATTCCCCCGGCGCAGATCAAGTTGCCATCTCAACTAGTGGCACGGGGCGACTATTTGTAGATGCAAGTGGGAACATTTCTAATACAGCAGGGTTTAACCCTTACGCAACAACCAATCGTGGTTCTTTAACTGTTAACGGAACAACTGATTCAATTTTTAGCTTAGGCATCAACGGTGTTGCCGCTGGTTATTTATATGCGGATTCTGTTGGCTCAACGATAGGTGCACCTGCTACTAAAAACATTATTTTTAATATTAACGGTGAGAGAGCCCGCATCGACAGCGCCGGTAGGTTGTTGGTTGGTCAGGCAACAACAGGGTTGCAAGCCGCTCGGTCATTTTCTTGGCAAGGTTCTGGCGAAGGAACTTTCTATATAAGCCATTCTACTAGTGACGGCAATGGCGATCCATTTGTTAAGTTTGGATACAATGCAGGTCAAATTGGATCAATTATCCAAGCTGGCAATACGGGTATTGGTATATATAGTAATGACTATTTTACTCTTGGCTCTAATAACACAGAACGCGTACGCATCGACAGCTCCGGCAACGTGGGGATTGGGACTAGTAGTCCTGCCTACGCACTAGACGTTGACAGCGCCGTCGCACAAGTTGGCAACTCAACTGATGCTTTTATTCAATACAAATCAAGTGCGGGAAACTGGCACGTTGGTGCAGGTAACGTTGGCGCTTATGTTTTTTATACCGGTACATATGGAAGCGGCACTGAGCGCCTCCGCATCGACAGCTCCGGCCGCGTGGGGATTGGTACCACCGGGCCGACCAGAAAGTTAGTTATCAGCAACAGTGGAGTTGAAGGGCTTGAAATTGGTCCCGGTGAATCCTCGAACTTAAATCAGCAGGTTCACTACAACCGTGCTACAGCAACTTATGTGACCAGCAGGGTTGACGCTGCATCACATCAGTTCTGGACTGCAACATCCCAAGCAGTAACCATCGACAGCTCCGGCAGGCTGTTGGTGGGGACTTCTACTTACGACGGCAACGCCAGAGCCGTTATTCAAGGTAATACGTCAGGTGGTACTACCGGAGCACTTTCAATTAGATACAACGCCGCACGGCCTACTGGTGCAGATACGGCTATAGGCGCCATACGTTTTGAAAGCACAAACCAGACATCCAGTAATTATCATTACGCATCTATCGAGTGTTATTCCGACGGAGCCAGCAGTTCGGATACAGATATTCCAGGCCGTCTAGTCTTCAGTACCACCGACGACGGAGCGAGCAGCCCGACGGAGCGGATGAGGATTACGAGTGGTGGATATATAAAGGCTAGTAATACTGGGTCGTACACCGATGCTGGTGGAGGAAGCCGCGCAACAAACGCGCAACATTTTTTTAGGAGTGATCAAAACGGATTAACAATACAAGCAACTAATACAAATATAAACACTGCTGTTGAAGGATTTACGTCCGATTTTGCTACTGGTGCAACTGGTAATCATTTTATTGGAGCTATTAATCTAGTTAGAGTATTTATTGTTGCTGCAAATGGAAACGTTACAAATACCAATAATAGTTACGGTGCGATTTCTGACGTTAAATTAAAAGCAAACATTGTTGATGCCAACTCCCAGTGGGATGATTTAAAAGCACTTCAAGTTCGTAACTATAATTTAAAAGAAGGCCAGACACACACGCAGATCGGCCTTATTGCCCAAGAAGCCGAGCTTGTTTCACCTGGCTTAGTTAGCGAGTCACCCGACCTTGACGCAGAAGGAAACGAACTGGGCACCGTCACCAAGTCGGTCAACTACTCGGTGCTCTACATGAAGGCCATCAAAGCGCTGCAGGAAGCAATGGAGCGCATCGAAACCCTCGAGGCCAAAGTTGCAGCCCTTGAAGCGTCGTAGTCACCTGTTAATTATTCCCCCCTGGTAAAATAAAAGAAAACTATTTGTTATGGCTAACACTGTTTGGGATATTGTTAACATGGAACGTCATCTTCCCGATGGCGAAACTTGTCCTGATGGCGCCATCTACACTGTCCACTGGACTGCATCCCTGGAAGAAGACGGTGAAACTGCAGGTGCATATGGCAGCATTGGCCTTGGTGAGCCCAACCCCTCCTCCTTTGTTCCTTTTAATCAACTGACCAAAGAAGAAGTTGTTAATTGGGTATTGTCTGCCCTTGGTGTCGATCAAGTTGTTTCTATTGAAGAAGCGCTTCACAACCAAATTCAACAACGGCTGCATCCTACCTCTGCTACTGGTGTTCCTTGGTGATTACTTGCTATACTTTTTGAAGTCACTTGTTTAACATGACTTGCAAAAAGTCCGAGCTTGTCTCTGCAATTAATTCCTTTGGCTCTGCCCGTGCTACAGGCGATGGTAACCTCATTGCTTTTGCCGGTAACTTAATTGGCCAACTCCTGGATACCCTTGAGTTTGAGCCAGAAACACCCGAAGAAACCACTGAGACTGAAGTCGTAGAGTGATTTGGTACACCTGATTTAGAGTTAGTAAAAAGCTCTAGGTCGATGTCTATAAAACTTGTTGAAGCGGCTCGGTACTTCAAAGAACAACCCCATCAAATTGATGCATGGAATTGGCTCCAGACTCAGATACCCTCTGAGACCCTGGAGTCTTTTGCTATCAAATACCGCACAGCGCCAAAACCTGTGGAAACCTACCCCAATACTTGGGAAGGCGTGATGAAAGCAGGTAAGGACGCTGGTGCAAAATACCCTGAATGCGTTGCAGCCCAATGGGCACTTGAATCAAATTGGGGTAAAGACACCTCAGGTACTCATAATTACTACGGCCTCAAGGGGTCTGGCACTACGGTCAACACCCAAGAATTCATCAACGGTCAATGGGTAACAATTAAAGCTGGATTCATTGATTTCCCCGACCTTTACACCTGCACTTGTTATCTGGTTGACCGTTGGTACAAAGACTACGGCACATACAAAGGTGTAAACCGTGCAACAAGTAGAAACAACTGCGCACAGCTATTAGTCACCGAAGGGTACGCTACAGATCCTGGCTACAGCACCAAGTTGATCCAGATCATGGATAAGCAACTTGGCACACCAGGGGGCAATACTGCTGACGCAACTACATCTAAAACACTGGCTGTACCTTACTTTTACCAGCTTGACAATCAGTCTGGTACGGGATATCGCGAGTGTTTTTCTTCGAGTTGTGCCATGGTTGCGGCTTATTACAACTTGGTAAAATCGGATGACGAATACAATAAAATCCGCGCCAAATACGGAGACACGACTAACAAAGATGCTCAGCTCGCAGCCCTGCGTTCCCTGGGACTCAAGGCGACATTCATCACCAACGGTAATGCCGCCCTACTAGAAAATGAAATTCGCAACGGCAGGCCAGTAGCTGTTGGTTGGTTGCACCAGGGGAGCATCAACTACCCAACTGGTGGTGGACATTGGACTTGTTGCATTGGGTTTACGCCAGATACATTTGTACACAACGATTCAAATGGAGAAGCTGATATGTTAAACGGTGGTTACGTCAGTAATTCTGCTGCGCGTGGTAAAGGTGTGAAGTACAGCAGGAAAAACTGGTTGCGCCGCTGGGAATGCGACGGTAATAATACAGGTTGGGCAATTCTTGTATCAAAGTGAAACGTAATAAAGATTTAAAGATCCGCGTGAATATTTGTTGGGAGGTTGGCGACGAAAAAAAGTGCGCAACCCTCAGTAAAGAAGAGGCTTACGCAACAAGAAAATGGGTTGAAGACAACGATGGTGTTGTGTTCTGGAGTCAGGTATTACCTGATTGATCAGCGTTGCTTGGCGCGACCGATCACCAGGCCGCCAATTTCAATCAAGCGGTAAACTTTACGCAAGAACTGGTCGTCGCGCGGAGTCGAGGTCAGTGCGCATACAGCGGAGCATGCCGCGTGAATGGCAAGAGCCACTTCAAGGTACTGGTTAAGGTGTGCCATAGGTTTATCTTGTTTCTTTTATTCTAATTTACTTACAGTATAAAAAATATTTGAATTCGGCATTAGCAACCCACGCTTTATCTTCATGTTTTGTAAACCATTTTTGCCAGATTTTAAACTGTTTATCGGAAACGCATGATTCACATACAAACGTAAGGAGATCGTTCTGGGGAATAATATTGACCCATTTACGAAGTTGACGAACGGCAATAGCTTGAGTACGTGGACCTACCTTGCCTGTTAAGGTTTTGCTTAATTGAGCCGCTCGTTTATTGTTTCTTTTACTTAACCAATCATTTAATTGTCTTTTTGATTTGCTTACCGCAAGTGACACTAGCCATACGTAGTTTTTGCCAGTTTTATACCAGGGCAGCAGACGCATTTTTAAATACTGCCCATTTTCTAAACAGATGGTTAAAACTTGCTTGCAGCGTTTAGTTTTCATAGATGCGACACTCTCGCGCCCATGGATTGTCCTGGCAATAAGCAGCAAATGCTTTGGTGGGATTGTGTTTTTTCTTTAGTAGATGCAAGATAAATTTAAACATATTGTTACGGGCGGTCGATAAGAGGGAGGAAAATTTCAGGTAGATGTGCATCTGGATCTCTTTCACGTTTCCATGCATCGGACCATTCCGTTAACGAATGTTCATGTTCTACATCCATAGTGTAGCTGTCACTTGGCTCCAATTCAAATTTATCATCAGTGTCTGGTGACACAAACCCAATAAACCAAGTTGAAGTGGTTGGTACTGTTACGGTTACGCCACTGTTAATAGATGCTGCACTAAACGTATATGCATTAAGGCCTACTGGAATTGAGTAATTAACGTTAAAAATTGGTCCAATAACAATTGTATTGGAAAAGTCAAGTGTTGTTTCAGCAACCAAGAAACTTCCATCTAGATCTTCCAGCAGGATAAAGGAGTCAAGCGCAGGAAATTCAACAACTAACCCCAAGGTGTAATCAAGCGGTTCATTTCTGGTACTGGAAACACAGATTAAATAACTGCCTGCTTCCAAAATAAAATACAGGTCATTTCCTTTATTTACCGTATACGAATTGAAGTTATTTGCCAGGTCCGAGCCGGCTCCCATCACATGGCCAAGATACGGATAAAAAACTTCACTATCTCCAACAGTAGTAGAAACACTATCCGCTTGAAAGATCATGCGTCCTTCAATTGGATTTTTGTTTAAATCAAAGGCAGATACTTCAATATAGTTTGGGCGCGGACCACCTTTGCGAGTGATGATCCAGGCAGGACTGGTGATATTGATTTGGAACCAATGGTTCATGGTGCCGCCACCAAAACCACCATTTGAATATTGGTTTGTATCTGCGCGCCCTACAACTTTATTCTCGGGACCCAAAGAACCACGCAGCTCTCGCAGTGATGTTTCACTAAAGGTTCCAAGGACTAAAGGGTTTTCTTTTGTTCGTTGACGTTGAGAAGTGCTAGTTGAATAGCGTGACATTATTTATTTGTTACCTTATCTTTCTATTTTACTCTTCGGTTTCTTTTAACAGCTCTGGCTTGGTAATTGAAAATTTGTATTGTTTTTTGAGAAACATGCCAAGGGTGCCAGCTTCTTGTTGTTGTGCATAAAACACAAGTTTGTTGGCTTTGAACTCGGTCTCAAAAGGAGCGATCACTTGTGGTGCAGTGGTGCGATTAAAACTTGACACCATATGCAATGGGTTAAAGCATTGTTTGTTTCCACATGTTCGAGTGACGCTAAGCGTGCCCACATCGCCCCAGGCGCATTGATACACAGCCTTGTGCAGTGTTACGTTTTCGGCAGCTTGCTTGCTGTACGCAGCCCGATAAGAGGGCATGCACACGCGTTTCAGTTCCTTGTGCGTTGATCTTTTGGGCAGCCAGCAGTCACTGGTATTGCCTATCTCAATTGAGTCCCAGATTGTGGCGTACTTGTGTTTGTAGCGGGCGTCAAGGTAGTTGAGGTCAAAGCCACAGATGTTTGAAACAATCTTGTGGACGCACTCATAGCACCAATGTTGGTCTTGTTTGCGAATGGTGTGACCATGTGCGCAGGGATAGCCGACGTAGTAGCCAGCTTGCTCCAGGTCATCCTCCGATAGCTTGGTTAAGTCTCCTAAGTATTGAAAGGAGACTACCGCTTCAATTACCTTTGCCATTTTGAGGATTGGTGTTGGGGTTGAAATCTGAGCGTGTGGTGCGTGGCTTGGCGGCTTTTGGCTTCTTCCTGGCAAAAAGGAAAAGAAGTTTCCGGTTGTCCTTCTCTGGGTTGTCATCACCATGAATGACATCCATGTTGCCGGGGTCCTTGCCCGTGCGTAGGTAGTACACGATGCGGTGAGCGTGGAACTGGTCGCCATTCATGCGAATGACGTAGTACTGGCCCGTGCCGTTCCACTTGCCAGCCATATCACCAGCCTTATGGCGGCCCGTTGTCTCCCGCCATTCCAGGGCACTGGGGTACTTGAGGGACAACTTGAGCTTGGCTCTGAGGTACCAGAGGGGTAGGAGAGGTTTGTACGCCCTTGGCATGGACTCCATAATCGGATAACCAATCATACATGTCCTGAATGGGTCCGTCAAGGAGCAGGGAGATAGGGTGAATTTTTCCGACTATACCCCTATTTTATCTTTTATATAACCAGCATTACATTTTGGTCCATTTTGTAATTAGCCTTTGTCCAAATGCTTTGTATAATCGGAATCTCAGCCTTGTCTCAAAGCTGTCTCACTGAGCATGTATAGTCGGAAAGCATTACATTTTCACCCAAAATGTAATGTTGGCCATATAAAGGTTGAAGTGGGGGCATAGTCGGAAAAATAACCCACCCTTTGCCCTTTCAACCGTCTTTATGCGTACTCACTCCGCATAAAAACACCATCCCCTGGTACAAACCAACTACTTTACTTCCGTTTCTCGGTCTTATTGCCCAATAAAAAGCCCCCGCTGGTGCAGGGGCTCTTGTCTCACTTGTATCAAATCACTTGCGCTGGTACAAAGCCAGCTCCTTTCTGTTGTCGCGTTCGGGGTTGCTGTTGGCGTAGATGACATCTTTGCTGCCGGGATCCTTGCCTGTTCTCAGGAAGTACACCAAGCGATGCGCGTGGTACTGATCGCCGTTCATTCGGACTAGGTAGTAATTTCCTGGTTTGATCAGCTTGCCAGCCATCTCTCCTTTTGTATGCCAGCCAGTTGTTTCAAGCCATTCCAAACCACTGGGGTAGCGGTCAGAAAGTTTGATTTTTGTTTGAACGTACCAGAGGGGTAGCATCTCCTTGTAAGAACGTGCCATGGGCAGGGCAGTGGTGCCAAGGGATGTTAGCACTTGAATAGTCGACTAAACCCAGCCGCTAACCTTGGCCCCATCAAAGTGGTTTTTTGCCAATGAAAAACCCCCGCCGAAGCGAGGGTTGATCTCCACCATGGTCAGGCTACCGCACCTATCAGACGTTTCTTGCGTTTTTCTTTTTTCTTCTCCTTCTTGCTTACCGGTTCTTCCGCCTGAGTCGAGTGCGCATCCCCATAGGAGCCCTCTAGGACCTCCTGGAACAGCCCTGCAAACTGAGGTGCGATGTTGTCCCAGTCGTAGCAGGGGGAGGTGGCACGCTCGTAGCAGAGGCGTGCAGTCTCATCAAGCTTCTCACGGTTCTCATAGAGATCTGTCAAGATTTCAGCGAGGTGATCAGCGGATGGGCAGGGCATTTCCCGTGCGTAGTTCGTATCCACATCTACGTGGTCACAACGGATAAGGCGACCAGCACCCTCAAAGATCTCCTTAGTACTGGTATGGTCAGGCACCACCTGAGCAACACGGCAGCCCGCATGCTCATGGTTGACCAGTCCGTGGCCCTCACCCTTGCAAGTGTTGACGCCTACGTCAGCTGCGTTATAGATCGCATTCAGGAAGTCCACCTCCACATTTGGCGGTCCCTCGGATTGCGCAGTAAGGATGATGCGTCCATTGGGATCCAACCCTTCCCGACCCATTGCCCTGGCAAACAGTGGCATCAAGTCCCAACCTTGATCCTTGAGTCCCATGTGTAGATACAGTTGCGTATCCGGCTTGTCCTTCGCAAACTTGGCAAAAGCTTCAACCGTAATGTCGATGCGTTTGCGGAACTGGTTGCGGTTACCGTTGAACACCACAAAGATGTCATCCGACAGGCCAAGCCGCTTACGAGCCTCACTCTTATCCATGGGATAGAACTGACCCTTGGTGATACCGTGAGGAATCACAGCGATAGGCTTCTGGTAACCAGCAGCCACCACTTCTTTTGCACCAAATTCCGTATAGCAGATGGACGCATCCCACTCATTCATGGTGTCAAGGATGCACCCAGTCCAGCCGTAGCTGTCCATGGGGTAGTAACCAATAAATTTGAAGGCGCCAGTCTGGTGAATGTCCTGGATCTGACGATACAACTCATTCAGAATCCACAGATCATTCATGATGAAGATGAGATCTGGCTTCTCTTTCTCTACAATCTCTCGAATGCGTTGCTCACCAAAGGGTGCGGTCTGATGTCGAGTAGACGAGGGATAAATCAGGTACTTATCACAGAGTGAATGTGGGTCACCCCACCAGTTATTGCCGAGCACTACAACTTCATAGTCATCGCAAAGACGCTCAAGCACATTTTCCGTGACACGAGCAAACCCGGTTTTGGCGATGATGTCACCGGACCAGAGCAGTTTAGGACGTTTGGTCATTTAACAAGAAGTTTCTTGTTTAACTATACCTAATTAAGTAAAAAATTTAGCGATAGCCCGTGAAGGACGCCCACAGGTTCAGGCCTTTGTGCAGTAAACTTATGGAAGCGTCGCCTTTGTAGTGCCAAAACCTTTTCTTTCAGTTGTTTTTATTTCGGAAATCCAATGCCGGGAAGGTCGTATGTCCGAGCATCCGTTATATGACACATGGCGCGGGATGCTTGAGCGTTGCAAAAACAAGAACTCGCCTGCATACGCTAGGTACGGCGGCAAGGGAATTAGAGTTCACGAAGAATGGGCAAGCAAAGAACGTCACCCACTGTTCAAAAGATGGAGTAAGGGTTTTTGTTCTTTTTTAGAATACATTGAATTGCATTTGGGATTTAAGCCAGAGGGGTTTTCGCTAGACCGTGTGAACTCTATGCAAGGTTATGCACCAGGTAATTTGAGATGGGCAAACGCGTCTTTGCAAAAGAAGAATCAAAAAGTTGCAAACAAAACAGGATACAAATACGTTTACCCCGTTGCGGGGTCAAGCAAGTGGCAAGGTGAGTACAAGCATGGTAAAAAACGTTTTTACGTGGGTGTGTTTGACACCAAAGAAGAGGCTCATTTAGCTGTTTTAGTCCACCGACTTGAGCACATGTGGCCTACGCATCTCTAAAAACTTTTCGTTGAATTTCTTTTTGTTCACATGTTTGAGCCCTGAGTTTTGTTTTTAAAAACTCGGCAGCGCGGTGAGTTTGTGTTTTATCTCCACAAGTATAAAGATCAACTGCTGCATAACCTTCGCAAGGCCAAGTGTGGATACTTGCGTGGGACTCTGCCAATAATGCAAGCAGTGTCACGCCTTGCGGCTCAAATTTTTCACCAATAATCCGTAGGATATTGGCTTTAGCCATAACAAGAGAAGCCTCAAGCAATCGCTGAAGCTCCTCGTAGTCATTCAAAACCTCTGGGTCACACCCATAGAGATCTAAAATTAAGTGGCGACCGTTGCTCACATTTCTTCTGCAGCAACTTCCATTGTCTCATTAGTAGGTACATCTAGGGTAGATCCGTAGAAATCCCGATACTTTTCACGGTCGGAAGACACTTCCACAATTGACGGGTAAGCGTCATACTTTTGATTGGACTCCCGTACGGCGGCATTAAATACCCGCATACCTTTGGTGTTCTTGGTGGCATAGACATTTAGCTTGAGCTGGTGCTTGCAGATGTCAAGGAACAGGGGTTCAAACCGACCACGTGACATGATGCCAACGTTGCAGCTACGGCAGAACTCTGCATAACTTGCATACATCCACTGGTTCCAGTTCATGTATGCACCTGAGCTTCCACCCGGCAGCGGTTTACAAAAACCAACGGGAGCAGATGCACCTGGGTCAAATACGACCTTGTGATCCAGCCAATCTAACAGTGGGTTGGAACGCAGGCTTTGCTGCTTCTCATACCGCTGGAAGAAATCAACTTTCTTGCCGGTCTCCATTAGGTATGTCCGCATTTCTTCTGCAGACATATCCAATAGCCAGTTCACCAAACCGGGCAGCATAGGTGCAAACACACCTTGCGGCATACCCTTGGCATCAAACTTGATCAGTTCTTTTTGCTCTGCTTGTCCACCTTCAAATGGACGATCAAACGGAACGGTAAGACGGCGACGAGCAAGACCAGAAGTGTAGTCAGTGGACTGAATAGCTTCGTTGGCCGTAATCATGACGACCCCATGGTACTGGAAGGGATCTTGACTTTCGGTCTGATACTTGCGTTCAGAACGAATCCAGTCATTACCAGTGATGGCCTTCAGTTTTGATACCGACCCACCCCAACGGTCTGCATCCTGGAACAGCAGAAGCTTTTTACCCATGTAGCTAGCTGCCTCAAACCTGTTCTTCTCCAGATTCTCAAAGTCTGTTGAGTAGGTGTTTTGCTTACCGACCAGTGCTACAGCTAGGTTTGCGTAGGTGGATTTACCTGATTTACCTGGACCCACAATCTCAATAAACTTCTGGATCTCGTAGCAACCCAGGAGTGTGGCACGCAACCATGCACGTAGAACCTGAGCACGTTGCCAGCTACCGTGTTGAGTGTGCTTCAGCCAGATAACAATTTCTTCACAAGTGGCAGATGCGTCATAGTTGTACGGCATCTGTTGGATCATGTGAAGCTCCCTATCAAAAGGAAGTAGTTCACGTGTATCAATATTAAGGACACCATTGGTGAACAGCAGGTACTCACCACCTTCATACCAATTGTCAAATGCCAACTCAGCCTGCAGCTGAGCAAAGACATCATTCATGAGGTTCGTGCTAAACCCCTTGGGGAGGAAGTCACCCAACTCTTTGAGCTTGCCCCTTATATCACCAAGTACATCGATCTTGGTCAGCGGTGACCAAAGGCCTTTCTTTTTGTCCTTCTCATATAAGAAGAACTGACCATGGGGTTGACTGTACAGCAGATTGCCCCTATACAGTTGGAGCAATACATCCGTGACCTTGTCCGATGAAGGGTTCCGTCCTTTGGAGTCTTCTCCTTCTTTGTTTACCTGTGTTGCCGGCACACGCTTCGTCTTCTTTTCAAAAACAGGCGCCTGCTCTAATGTGGTTCCCTGACTCATCTCTAGATCCTGTTCTAATTCTTCCAGCAATTTCGACACATGTTCTAATGTCGCATCATCGACATTCATCGCCCTGTGATCCTGGGGCGGCTGCCAACCGTTCTCCTTCGCAATGTGAACAAGAGAACCAATCCCACGACCACCACCACGACTGAAGGACAGCCAGCGGCGGTGACATTCACCTTCCTTGTACTTCTCCGATTGCTTGGACCAGTTATCCCATTCATCTAACAGGGATTCGTCCAGCGAATGAAGCGACTGACCGACTGTGATCCAAATGTCATAGTCGTCAGTTGCTTCCGGAGGCAGTGCCCACATTGCCTCCCTTGCCAACTTCATGTCCCGATCAAGATCGATCTGAACATTGACTGCAAAACTTGGACCAACAAGCCGAGTAGTTTCCTTGGCAGGAACCCCTTGCTTTACGTTTTTGTTGATGATGGCATTCAGCAGCCATTCCGGAAACTCAGGCAGTTCCTGGACCCACTCAAAACCACAGTCCTCACCCGTAAAGTAACCATCGGTTTCAGGGTGCAGACCCATTAGCACACCCTGGTGCCGCTTCCAAAGAATCTCAAGTTTTTCTTTGTTCTCTTCTCCGTGCCAAGTGTATTTGTTTCTGACGAAATGCTTGTGATTTTCCCGTTTCAAGCGGTAAAGCTTGCGTTCACGCCCGATTTTGCCACTGAAAACGGTCAGCGTTTGGGGCAATGCTTCATTAAGAGGCAAGCCAGAGATTTGTTCAATAAGTGGATAGATGCTCGGTCCATCAACATCAACCCAGACCAGGCCATAAGGATAGTTGTAAACAGGGCCGCCAAGCAAACCGACAGCTTTGCATTTGCCGGTAAGGATTTCCTCCTCAATTTCCTGTGCACTAAATGGCTTGTTCTGCCAACCTGATACATATGGATCTTTGTTCGCGCCAAGCGGCGTGAGCGGCCAATCCTTGGGGATGTAGTCAAGACGTACCTCGCCGGGCTTCAGTGTCAATTGTTGTTTGCTTGTCATGCTTCTGTTTGCTGCTTGATCTCCACTTTAAAGTCCCGCTCAGGGAATACTGCGTCCTTCACCAACGTATACGCATGAAGATGCATGTAAGTAGGCAAGAGAAAACAATCCCCATCCATCGCATTCATCATGCGATTTTGGAGTGCGTTTATCCACTCGCCTACGGAAACCGGGATTTCCATAGGAGGCTTGACTTGTGTGTCTTCTTATCCTACGGCCGCCAATCCAAGAGGGCCATCAAGATTTTGTTAAATCACTAAGTCTTATTGGACTCATACGAAAAATTCCACGGGTTCTTTTTATCGACCTCATCCCATTCGTCCATCAGTCTGTTGTAAACATCTACAGGATCCTGCCTAGTCTTAATGCAAGACGAAGTTGCGACAGACCAGGCAATACGCTTGCGTCTCTCCATGGGATCATCAGTATTCCAGGGCATAACACTGCTGCTTATGTGTTAATATCATACACAGCTAGCTGTTGTATTTGTGTATCATTACACTTATATGAGTATTGATTCCACCGATGGCCGCATGTATATTGGCAGTCGAACATCGAAAAACAAACCCGAAGAAGACGTTAATTATTTTGGAAGTTTTTGCGACAAAACTTTTAAACCAGATACGAAGAAAATTTTAAAAATATTTAAAACTCGTGCAGAAGCTTTTAAGCATGAAGCATATTTGCATTTTGTATTAGATGTTGCTGTAAATCCAATCTTTGCAAATAGGTCAAGAGTGACCACTACAGGTTTTACATGGCTTGGACAAAAACATTCTCCTGAAACAATTAAAAAAATTCGACAAACAACAAAAGAAAATATGACACCAGAACGAAAAGAAAAACTTAAAGAAGCAAGCAAAAATAAAAAACTAAGCAAAGAACATATTGAAAAACTTCGTCAATCAAACTTAGGCTTAAAACGAAGTTTTGAAACATGTGAAAAAATTAGATCAAAAGCACTTGGCAGACAAGTATCCAGTGCAGCACGCAAAAAAATCAGCGTAAGCAACAAAGGCAAGTGGATCAATAGAAAAGATCAAAGCAAACCAATAACATTAAAAAATAAAAATACCGGACAAGTTTTATGTTTTGTTTCACAAAAAGAAGCTGTTCGTTCTCTTGGTTTACATCAAGCAGCATTGAACAGAGTGGCAACAGGCAAGCAGCACTCCACTAATGGATGGATTCTTTTTGTAAATTAAATTAAATCTGCATCATAAACTCCACAGCGTTCTATTTGCGAGTAATATTCGGAAACCAACTTTAACCAATCAGTTTCAAGAGAGTCTAAAAATTTCCTGGAAATTTTAAATACTTGAGTTCTAATAGGAGTAGAAACAATAATGGCACCTTGTTGCACACGCATTCCCAAGCTTTGTTCAATTGCAATTGAATACGCACAAATTTGTTTACATGCTTTTTTAAACTTAAGGTGTCCCCCAAGCAAGTCCCTCCATTCAGGAGAACCTTTTTCCAAGTCTTTTGGCCACTTGCGACTGTAAGGTTTGACACTGGTCTTAAGGTCGGCAAGCGTCAGCTTGTTCCCTACAACACCAATAATATCAGGTGAACCAACCCATGCCCTGCCCTCATCATCATGTGCCCAAACCCTACCAACACCGTCGTCTGACAATGCAAACTGATGCTTGTCTAGTAAAGGAGTTTCAGCCCACAGTACCTCGTCAAACTGATCAAGAATCCCTGGCATACCCGACCAAAAATCTTGGTAGTCAGGCGGGATCTTAGGGTTTTTATCCCCTTTCAGGTAGCACTCCATGCCATAGTGGATAGCTGTACCACGTTCGGCAGCAGCTTCTTTTACACCTGGATTGTTCTTACTCCACATCTCCAGCTTCCGTTTGTTTGCTTCGGAGGCTGTTTCACTAAGAATAGTTGTTACACTGGGCGCCGGCCCTGTTACAAACGGGGTATGGTAGTGTCGCTTTCCGTTAATTGTAATACGGGCGGGGCGGCTGTTCAGCTCCCGCATCAACTCTGGTTGCTCTTGATATTTCAGCGACCATGGATCGCTTGACTCAATTCTAGCAACCATTGAAGGTTTTGTATATTGCTGTTATCCTAACGTATATGCCTAGCAATTGACAATGGAAAACCAAAGGCGAACAATTATGTGGCTAATTGCCGCTATTGTTCTTGTCGTAGGGCTTGACGCCTACCTGTTTGCTGCCGAAGTTTTTAGAAACCAATGAACAAAGCAGTGCTTTGGATTCAAGGTTGGTACAACTGCCTGTCCTGGATCGTCCAAGAAATTGTCAGCCGCTACTGCCCAGACCTCAACATCGCAACCTTGCCGACCCACCCTGAGGATTACCTCTGGTACGCCGAGCGTTTTAATGGTCGCGCCGCCATGCTTGCTGTAATTTTCATCCTGCAATGGGAGTTTGTGACCCACAAATCCATCTGGGAGTTT